ATTGATGAAGATGATGGAGGATTTGAAATGAAGAAGTTTGAAGGATGGAGAACTGAAGAGCTACAATCTGTAGCTACAATGATAGCAGGGCGGGAGATGATTCCCGAACGAGCAATTGAACATTATCTGGTAGACTTGTATTCTGAATTAATTAAAGAGATTAGAAACCGTAGAGTCAAAGAAGAGCTGTTCCAAATGAAGCTCTAAGCTCAAGCTCAAGCTCAAGCTCAAGCTCAAGCTCAAGCTCAAGCTCAAGCTCGAGCTCGAGCTCGAGCTCGAGCTTAAGCTCAAAGGACTCGAAACTTCCCCTGAAGAGGAATAGTAGTCGTTGCAGCATTGGCTTTTATTTGAGTCCATGTACCCTCTAGGTGTTCTTTGTAGAATCTAGTTTCATCTAATCCGCTAGAATGCTTATGTTCAGGATCTATTATTGTTAGAATTGTAGCCATTGCAAGAGTTCCATAAACAAACTCTTTACCAAATGCAGATAGAAAACTACCTTGATATAATCCTGCACTCATCCCGACACGAGCTTGGCCCCCTTGCATTACAACATTAAAACCGACAACACCCACCCCACCACCGAAGGCTTCGGGCACTCCAGTATAATGAGCCCAAGCATTGTACACTTCATTCTGAGAAAGGTCATGGGGTTGACTAATGGGGACTAATCCTAGACTAGCCATTCAATTCCTTTCCTGAGTGTAAGCGCGACGGAGTCTTTCAATGTAGACTAAATCCTTTTCTTGGCCGGTCACACCGCCGATAACGTAATTCACAGCCCCTACTGAAAATGACTCGCCACTTTGAGCCCCATTAAAACTTATAATTCTAGTACAGTGAATTCGGTCACTAGCAGTGGGGTTGCCGGTACCGAAAGTGTCACCCCCCAAAACCATGGCCGCGACATTAGTAGCGGAATAAGGAGTTAAAGAAACCCATTCACCATAGATTATTTCTTGGATATCAATGTTATTTCCATCAGGAGGGCCTCCAATAAATCCGTTTTTGAAATTATTCGGGTATAATTCATCCGAAGCTAGTCGTCGCGTAGTTACCAAGTCGACGACATTCAACCAATAAGTACCCAAGCTAAGTAGGGGAAGTTGTGCTTTTTGTATATCGACAGCTTGAGAAAAGAAAGTTAACTCGTTTTGAGTATATCCGGATAAGTCAATATAACCGCGCCACACCCAGATCATCCCACCACCTGCATAATCAATTTGCTCCCAACCATCACCAACGATGGTTGATGATTGTGCGGTGGTTTCAATATCACTAACCTGAACAAAAGGAATCTGTTTGATTAATTGTCGAGCTTCCATATCTTTGGGCATTACTTCATCACCTTCTTTGTGGCCTTATGTGCTTTCTTTGCTAGAGCTGCAAAGGATGTACGCGGGTGCTTCTGCTTAAGTTTAGCATATTGCTTCTTGTATTCTAAGTTGTACTTGGATGCTTTGCGTGGTTTCTTTGCTTGGGGTTTAGGTTCTCCACGTTCTGAAGTGATGTCTCTAACATCCGTCCGATGTGCTGCATGATAACCGGCAGCATATCCGCGTTCCCAATCTGCAGTAGGCACCTAAGCACCTCAGTTGTCTGCTGCTGTTGATTGTATCGCTACTGCCATCCAATCTTTAGTTGATAGTTTGACTACTCGGGCTCTAATTCTTACTGTCCCATAATCAATAGCGGTTCCAGTTGCAGCACCATCATTACCGACAGTGAAATAGAGCTGGTCATTAACGACAATGAACATATCGCTAAGACCAGAAGGACCGAAGTTATCGGGGAACATATCAGTTGAATGAGATGCTACATTGTTAGTTTTGTCAATAACTAATGCTCCACTAGCTACTAATGATTGATTATCAGCTCGGACAAACGCATTACCAGGATTCAAGTCAGTAAGTTGGGATGTTAATGCTCCATTACCTGCAAGTAAAGCACCAGCACTAGAACCGAAATCAGTGTCCCGTTGCCAAATAAAATCGACTTCATCAATTGCTATTGCTTGTCCTGTTGGGACATTTACATACGCTGATAAATCGATTGTGCCTGTTACTCTACTCCCGTTAGCTGCTGCTGCGGGTAGTTGTACCGTTTCTGTCAAGTAAAAACTGCCTGTTTTTGCTGTTGCCATAGCATCGTGGTATCAAAGGGGGTCTATTAAGCCACTCATCCCTCATTATCTGTGCGAAGCACTATATGAGTCACCTAGGATGGCTTGAACATTGCTGGGCTTGGATGGGTAGGTAGTAGTAGACTGCTACCTATGAAATTTCAAAAACTACCAATAATAACATTTATAACATTAGGTACTCTGCGGTTAACATGCCAGCAATAACAGCGAGCCTTAGTGAAGTCGGATATGAAGGGTACCAAAGCATACCTAAAGGGATGAGAAGCAAGGTAATTGATAAGATGTTGAGGGACTATGCATTAAACAAAATACATGTATATAGGGAGATGGAAGGCCAAATCTCAGTTCAAGAAGTATTGAACCGTCAAAAGAAGATGAGGCAGACGATTGAATCTCTCTATGCACAATTAGAGGAGGCTAGACAATGACTGATGAAACATTTGAATTGGCAAGTAGTATTGAAAGACTAATTGAAACACTGGAAGAATTGATGAAGATGATGGAGGATTTGAAATGAAGAAGTTTGAAGGATGGAGAACTGAAGAGCTACAATCTGTAGCTACAATGATAGCAGGGCGGGAGATGATTCCCGAACGAGCAATTGAACATTATCTGGTAGACTTGTATTCT